TATTATTATTATTTCTAATATACTGATCGAATGTACTTGATCTAATATAATTTGAAATAAATCTGCCATCATTCATTAATGGTGGACATCCATATTTGTAATACCTATTATCCATTAGTATATATATATATATAATTTAGATATTTTTTATTTTTTATTTGAAATATAACTTTTAATATCTTTAATTAAATCATTTTTATTTTTTTTTTTATTATTTATTTGTAATGCAATTTTATATTCTATTGCTAAATCTTGTAATTCTGGTAATTTATATTTTGTTAAATCTTTTAATATACTAATATTATTATTATTATTATTATTAGTAGTATTATTTTCATTTTTAGTTGGTGAAATAGTGATTGTATTATCATTTGAATAAACTTCTATATGGGTGTTATCTGTTTTTTCAGTCATATTATCAAATTCTTTATTTGATATAATAACATTATTATTATTTAAATCAATATCCATATTATCAAAATTATTATTTAAATTAATAACAACATTATTATTATCATCGACAATATCTAAATTATTAATATTATCTAAATCATCAATATTATCTAATTCAACAACATTATAATCATTTAATGCGATAACATTTTCATTATATGGTTTATAATTTTCTACTTTATAGTTTTGAAATACAAAGTCATTAATATTATTTAATGGTAAATGAATAGTTTTAATTATAAAATTATTAAATAGTGATTCTGGCATATTAATATTAGTTGCAATATCATCAAAATTTAAATCATCAAATTCATTAAAATCAGTGTATGGGTCTTCATCAGTTATTATATTATTTACTGGTTGTATAATAGTATTATTATATGGATATTGATTATCAATTATAATATTTTTTTTTGGTTCTTTATTAATTGCAAATAAATAATTTATTTGTGATTTTATAGTAGTTATTTCTCTAAACATAATATAAATTATTATCGTTAATAATAAAATTAATAGTAATTTAATATCAAAAAATCCCATTGTATTAATATTAATATTATAAAATATTCTTTTTAATTCTAAACTCACAATATTTTCTAAAATTAAATAAATGCATAAACATAAATTATTTAATTTTAAATATCATACCTTTCATACTATAATTGTATATTCAATTATATTTTTATTAAATTTATTATTTGATATTAATATAGGTACTATTATATTAATTAAATTTATTGGTACATTATATGGTTATTTAGTAAATGATATATATATAAATAGTTTTATAATTAAATATAGTTTATACTTTCAAAATATTATTAAACATTTATGTATATTTATATTTCAATCTATAACGGCTACATTATTATTAACTAATTTTAATTTATTAAATAATGTTTGGATAATTAATTTATATTTATTTGTGTATTTTCTATTAGATGTTATTACTGATATAGTAATTAAAGATACTAACGAACATAAGGAATTATATATTAATGTTATTAGAATATTTATTGGGTTTATTATTGTTGAAAATTTATTAAATAGTAAATTGAAAGCTAACGATTATATTTTTATAATTATTAATTGCATTGCATTAATAATTTATTATAACATATTTGATAAATATTTAAAATCTAAATTAGATTATAATTATAAATGACCGGCGGACTTATACAATTAGTTACATCTGGTAATCAGGATGTCGCATTAACTTATAATCCAGAAATAACTTTTTTTAAAAAAAAATATAAAAGACATACTAATTTTTCATTAGAATTAAAAGAAATTTATGTAGAACAAACACCAACTTATGGAGATACTGTAACATTTAATTTACCAAGTAATGGTGATTTAGTTTATAGATGTTTCGTTCAGGTTACAATACCAACTCTTAAATTTTCAGATTCAATTATAACTAATCAGGATTATATTTTATGGAAAAATGATTATATATTTAGATTAAATAATATCGTTATTACATGGCAAAATCTTTATTTAAATTTTAAAAATTATGTTTCTATTGAATTAATATTATATCAACAATTATTAACATTATTTTTATCTGATACCTTAGTATTAAATAATATTAGAGAAACTGTTATTAGATTTAATAATGTTTATAAAACCCAAATAAATGTATATGCAAACTTAATAGATACTGATTTATTAAATAAAATTAATATGAGTGGTTATTTATTATCAATTAACCAATTAATAACATATGATGTTGTGGTAACTAATCCTAATTATATATCTATAACAACTATTCAAAATACTTTAACCCAAATGTATAATACAATGTTAGAATATTTATTATATTATCATACTAATTGGAAAGATAACTTATTAATATATAATAAATTTATAAATAATTCATCTAATATTAATTTTGCTTGGTCTCAATATTTAGGTCATTATTATTTTTCTCAATTTGAATTAGATATTGGAGGTCAAATTATCGAACAATATTCTGCCGACCAATTTAATATTTATCAACATCATCATCTACAAGAAGAACAAATAAATAATTATAACGTTATGATTGGTCATGATATTAAATTATATGATTATAATAGTAATGTTAAACCTTCTAAAATATTATTAATACCATTAATATTTTTTTTTAATAAAACAGCCGGTTCTGCATTACCATTAGTTGCAATGCGTAATACAACAACTACAATAACATTAACTATAAATAATTTAAAAAATTTAATATATTTTAGAGATTGGGAAACTGAATATAACCAATTATTAGTTTTAAAATTGGATTTTACAGGTGAATTAAATAAATCATTAAATTATAGTTCCTATGAATATATTATAAATAGTAAAAAAGTTATTTATTATTTAATTAATATAAATTATACAGCATTAGAATACATATATCCACAATTAAATTCTTCTGATATTAATATGATATTAACAACTTTTGGATCAAATAATTTAATGTTATTAAATGATTGGATATATTTTAAAAATAATTTGCATAATTATTCAACTTTACAAATTAAAATAGGTGGTTATGATTCATATATTGATTATAATTATTTATTAAATTTAATTCCAAAACCAAATATTATTTTATTAGCCGAATATGTATATTTAGATGATATAGAACGCAAAAAATTAACATCATCTAAATTAGAATATGTTATTGAGGGCTTCCAAGAAAATATATTTGATATAAATAATTTACTTTTATATGACAGTGAAATATCTATTGATAGACCCAATAAATATTTTAAATGGTTTATACAACCTAAAAATTTTTTAAATGGATTATCAGAATATGGTAAAGTAACACCATATTTATTTAATTATTCTAAATACTATAAAAATAAAATATTTATAAAACAAATAATCACCTTAAATCAAATGGATATTATAAATCCATATATTAATGATACCTTTTATGAATTGGTCCAATCATATAAAACATTAAACAGAATATTACCAAATGGTGTTTATTATTATACTTTTTCATTATATCCCGAAGAATTACAACCATCAGGAACAACTAATTTAAGTGTAATTAAAGAAAAAAAAATACGTTATGAAATGAACCAATTATTTTTAAATGAATATTTTAATATAAAATTAAATCCAAATAATGTTGGATTACAATCAAAACTTTTATCAATTAGTTATAATTTTTTTGTTGTTCAAAATGGATTAGGAAGACTTATTTTTACAATAAGTTAATATATATATTTATATAAATAATAATAATTATTTATATAAAAAATTTAAATTTATTTAATACATTTCTTTGGTTTACATGGTTCATCAGTGAATGGGGATAACATAAAAGCCATAAAGAAACATGGATGACCGGGTTCAATTCCACCTGAATTATTGGTGGTATTAAGAACTGGGAGTGATGATAGATAATTATTAATAGTTATAGTATCGCCTTTTGATAATTTAATAAACTGACGCATAAGTAATCTATTTCCACCGGAATCTCTTCCTGTAGTTGTATCTAAATCTGGAACACCATTAATAAATATAGTAAATTGACCGGGTTGGGCGAATATCATATCGGCAAATATATCATAAATACCATCTTTTTGAATAACTAATGATACAGATTCTTGTATGTGTTCAATATTTTGTTGTTCAGTTGTTAATTCCCATAATATTGGTTCATTAACAACTAAATTTTGACGGGTTGATGATACATAATTAAAATAAGCAGGTGAACCGGCTACTTGTAAACACTGGTTGCTTAATAAAAAGCATCTAAATTTTTCAAAATCTTTTCTTTCACACTCGCCTACTTTACATGGAATAATTAGGGGTTTGACTAAGGGGGCTAATTTAAAAATAGTAAATAATGCAGATAAAGATGGTATAGAACCTCCAGCGTGCGCAGTTAAATCAATATAACCATTTGGTGAAGTATGATTATTAACTGTTAAAATATCTCCTTTAATTAAACTTAGTATAGTACGAAGTGATGTTTGACTGGCACCTTTATTGTTACCTTGGGTGGATGGAACATATGCTACCCCATTTACAAAAAAACTAAATTGACTAACAGTTCTGGTAGTAGCCACAAAAAATAATTTATATACTCCATCTTCCAAAATATTAATTTGTCCTGGTTTTGTGGCATCCCAATGGAGACCATTAACATTTAGATTAGTATCAAATAACACACTTGCTTCAGTATTAACTTGTTGAATATTTTTAGTAAAAAATGTACCATGAATATTAAAACCTCTCATCATTAAATCTTTATCAATTAACATTTTTTCTAATACTTTTTTAAATAAACATAATTTTACTCTAGAAAGACAGTCGTGATTCCATGAATTGGCTATTTTCATATATTCGCAATTAGGTAAAGGTGCAATTTTAAATAGTGTTAGTGTTGCAGAATTACCATTGTCTAAACCTCCACAAAATGTTTCTAAATTAATAGCCCCTGATGATGATGAATAATTTCTCCAAACTAAAGTATCATGTTTATTTAATGATATCATATAACGGAAGACAGTTTGACCAGAACCAGCATTATTACCAGTAGTAGTTAAATGATTTACAACACCATTAACAAATAATGAAAATTGAGATGCTTGAATTACTGTGGCAGAAGTAAAAATAACATACATCCCACTTTCACGCACACAAAAAGGGGAATTGTAAAAGATATGGTCTATACTTTGTTTCATATTATTATTATAAAAATAACAACCACTATTAGCATTAATAGTATCTGGATTGGGATTGACGGCATTACAATAAGCATCTGAACCGGCAACCATTAAACTATCATCACATAATAATCTGTATTTATAATAATTATAAATATCATCAAAACAATATTTTTTCTTATCACACGATGATTCAGAATCACTAGATGATGAATGTTTATCTGATTCAGAAGAATAATCTTTCTTGCATTTCTTACTGTTCTTCTTACTGCATTTCTTACTGTTCTTCTTACTATTCTTCTTACTGCATTTCTTACTGTTCTTCTTACTATTCTTCTTACTGCATTTCTTACTGTTCTTCTTACTATTCTTCTTACTGTTCTTTTTACTGCATTTCTTACTGTTCTTCTTATTATGTTTATGTTTAATAAATACTTTTACATCTTCTGATGATACAGATGAATAAGAAGCATCTGAATCCGATTCTGAACTAGAATCAGAACTTTCTGATTTTGGAATACATTTTGATTTATGATGCTCACGTGGCATATATACTATAAAATAGAAATTAATTTTAATATTTTATAATATTTATTTTATAATATTTTTAAACTATTTTTATAATATTTTTAAACTATTTTTATAATATTTCATACGTTTTATTTTACTTTAAAAGATATTATATATATATATATATATATATATATGCAAATTAATGATTTTATACTTAAATTAGGTAGTCAATTGAATAATACAATTGATTATTATAATTTTATTATTTACATATGTAGTCATTTAGCATTATTTAAAAATAATAATGAAATAGTTTATAACGAATATTTAAAATGTATTCACAATAGTGAAAATATTTTAGATGTATATAATTTCAATCAAATTATAGCTGATTATAAAAAAATTGATTTTAATAATGA